CTTTTTGTGTACCAAGGGGGTCTTTTGGGGTGTTTTCGCGGATTTCGTAGAAACCTCTGTGTCTTCAAGAGGTCGCTACGACGCGGAATATGGCTCCCCGACCTGGACTCGAACCAGGGACAAACGGATTAACAGGTCGTGAATGTATCACTACAGGGCTGCTTCGTGGATGATTCTGTGTAAGCTTTTGTGTAACAAGCAAAAACCTGTACGGTCTCCGAAGGACTGTCAATGAGGGAGTTGGGTCTTTCTCTTGTTACCCAGTTTCCCTGACTTTTTAGTACGCAATAAAAAACGGGGACTAGCCCCGTTTTCTTAACTTAAGTAATACTTTATCAGCTGACCACTCTTAATTCTGGTTTTTTGGTTGGAGGTAAAGGTCGTTTTGGCATAGAGTCACGCAAGTCATTTGTATGTAACTTCATGTAACGGCGAGCCATCTGATCACTCGAATGCCCCATCAATTTCATGATCTTATATTGTTGTTCACCTGCCTTTGCCATTAAGGTGCCGAAGGTATGGCGTAAATCATGAAAGGTGTGCTGTAACATATTACACTCCTTTCGAGCATGTAAGAAATCTGCTTTAATGTAACCTTCAGAGTGTTCTAATGGGAACAATTCTTCTGCGTAGTCAACTAGATATTGATCATTCAATGGGACTACTCTTAGCTTGTTGCCTTTCCCGTCAACGTATATCTCATCCCCTCGTAGTGAGTTTTTATTTAATCGCCATAGTTCAGCCGTGCGTATCCCAGTGTATGCAGCAAATAAGGTTAGCTTGCGAGTTACATCTAGCTTGCAGGCGGCGGCTAGTTCTTCAACCTCGTCCGTTTCAATAAATGTATCTCGTTCGGACTTGCTCTCACTCAACTGAGTTACTTTTTTGTACGGTGATTCGGCCAACCAGTTCCATCGTGAATAAGAGAGTGTCGCAATACCACTTAAGATGGCTGATTTCCTATTAATACTGGAGTTCTTGTAACGTAATACCATTTCACCCGTGTCCTTATCTAACTTTAATGCCTGCTGCATATCGAGCACCATCTTATTAGCTACCTGGTAAATCTCTGCAAGTGGTCTGGTCTCATCAATAAACTCACGAATGATATTAATATGAGTGTTATATTTTTCGGGCGCAGAAAGCGTCGGTTGTTTTTCCTCTATCCAGCGAATCAAACCATCTTGAATATTTCGATGAGTTTGGATGCCGTTGTCTTCGTTTTCTAATTCTTTTCTTTTTTGCAGATAAGCTGCATAGGCTAGATCTTCTTGCCCGACTTTGTAGCCAGTAGCTGATCTAATCTTTTTTCCTTTGTGTGAAAAGCTAAAATAGAGTGTGCTTCCTCTCGCTTTGATTGGTTGTCCTGCTTTTGCCTTTGACATGTTGTTTGCCCTCTTTGTCTTAGTTTGTTAATGAAATCAATCACGTCATCAGGGTGTATGAAGTCTGAACGTGACGACAAGCCTAGTCTGACTACATTTAAGTCACCCCGAACAGCGGCGCGCCTTAGTGTTTTTTCAGTACAGCCTAAATGTTTAGCTACCTCGGCGAATGTTTTCAGTAGTGCCATGATTAACCTGCCTTAAGTATATCTTAATACTTTTAGTTTAGAAACGGACTAAGTTTAATATTTATGTCAATTAGATGAGCGGTACAACTACTTCTTTCGTGTCAGTCACTCGATCACCGACGGACAGTTCAGTGATTTAATAGCAATTGCCTTGCCGCTATCTGGTGTTCGTTGTTGAGTTTTTGCCATACGATAGTCTTGCCAGCCTCTCCTAACTCCTGAGCTGCCTCAAGTAGTCCGGCGCTGTCATCTGCATCAATACAGGCAACAAATAATCTTTCGTACTCGTTAATTATTCCAGCGCCTTTATGTTCCAGCTTTTTAACTACCTCTTTCATCTTCACTTTTTGCCCTTTTGGAAAAGAGCCATTCAATGCAATGGTTGCATTTATAGGGATGCGCTGAAAAAGGATATAAAGACCCAGCGCGTCATCCTCTTCGATTAATTGCATAAAATGATCATATTGTTCCTGAGTAAAATCAGGGGCATTCAGCGGAAGATCCTCTCCCTGGTAAACATGCAAACCCAAGCCATGAAACGCAATCGCTTTTACCATTGTCCGTTGAATGCTGGTATTTATATCAACTGCATCGGGCGTAGTTGCAGGTTTGTTCTTGCGGTCAAGAACCGGGCGTAGTTGAGATCTGACGACGCCATTAATAATAACGGAGACTTCGACGAAAAAACCCAGGGGCGTCTCAAGATAAGGTACTTCGAGATCAGGAGACAAAGGGAGCGGAAATCGCTTCACCTGTATCTCTGCATCAGGGTGGTATTGACCTAGCACTTCTACTGCGAAAGGCCACGATAGATAACTAAACTCTCCTTTTTGCCTTACATGCGGAGTGACGTCAATCTCTGATAGTATTTGAAAGTAATTCTTCATATTAATTCGTCCTCCGCTTGCTCTTCAGCAAGCCTGGTGAGATACACACCGATAAGTTCTAATGTGATTGCGCCCAGCGTTAATGCGCTATTGTTGGTATTGCAGTGTCTAACGATAGACATGTAGTTATCCGACTCAGCGAGAGACTCGGTAAAGGCTTCTTGAATTGAAGAGTTTTCAGACCAAAGTTCCGCGAGTATTTTGGTTGATAACTGATCCAAGCGTTCATTGAGTTCATCTTTTTGATCTTGATAGCTATGAAAGTGGCTGTACTCTTTTTTATTCATAACCCATAAGATAATCCTGTCGTTAACAAAACTCAAGTACTGCTTAAGTTTTATATTCTTAAAACAGGGTCAACAAGGAAGGTGAGAGCAACGTAAGAGAAGAAAAATAGGAAGAGTATCTTTTTTGATTATATAAATACAAGAGGAGATTTGAGTCCAGAACTACTGGCCCTCATTTTTTGCTCGGTAGCAATAGCGACTCAACGATGTCGCCGTGTTGCTCTTTTTTTATTGCTTTTATTCTTTATCTTTTGGGTCTATATCTGCCAAACCTACATACTGCATTAGTTCAATATCGCTGAGTGAATTATCTATAGCTCTGCCCGCATAAAGCACATATAACGTATTGAATTGATGAGCCTTCCTCGTCAGAGAACTCTCTGCGAAATCTATTGCCATGACATCATTTTGGCTTAAAGCTGCGAAAACTCTTGTTAGTAAGCGGGAGTTCAATTCGAACTCCGCTTGAGGGCCAATATCAATGTCTTTTGATTCAACCAGGTGCTCAACTGTCGTCCCAAATATCTTGGCCATCTTAATTACATTGTGAAGCTCGGGAGTGATCGGCTTCTTTGCTGATTCCCACTGTGAAACAGCAGCGCCACTAACCTCGAGCTTGTTTGCAAGCTGATCTTGAGTGATTTTCTGTCGCTTCCGAAACCCACGGATATTGATAGCTAGCGATGTCATGCTGTTCCTTATGATGGCTGATGATTCGCTATCTTAAGCTGATCTTAATGTTTTTTCAATAAAATAAGCGAGCCAAGCTTAATGGTGAACAGGTTTTGAATGTTTTTTTTGTCAATTTAGTTGATACAGGGAGTTGATATAAACTTTAGTCAGGCTTAAGATATTTGCATATGACTAAAGCCACACTTTATAAAGTGCTCAACTACACAACAGAGGCGGAGATTGCTAGATACTTCAATATCACTCCGGCGGCTGTAAATCAGTGGAACAAAAATGGTATCCCGGCGGATCGAATTATTGGTCTCGAAATACTGACTGGTAACCAGGTTTCTCGCCACGAAATGAACTCTAAATTATATCCAGCGAACTGATGGGTAACCCCTGGTTTCGCCTTTATCACGAGTTCTCGACGAACTTAAGGATTCAAATGCTTAGTGAAATTGATCAACGACGTTATTTTATGGTGTTGTGCGCCCGTTGCCGCGACGGTGACAAGCCGTTTCCTGATGAAATGGCTGCATTTTCGATGCATATCAGCGAGGAAGACTGGAAGAAAACAAAGGCAACTTTAGTTAAGGCTGGTTTGATTGACAGCTTAAATAAACCCACTGGTTGGGATAAACGTCAATACGTTTCTGACTTAAGTACAAGTCGCTCTATTAAGCATCGAATGAAAAAGAAACAGCAACAGCAGCGGGACGTTTCTGCAACGGCCCCAGATACAGATACAGATACAGATACAGATACAGATACAGATAAAAAAAAAGATAAAGATTTAACTTTGCGTAAACCGAAGTCAAACGAGGAGCTAGGGATAAAAAGCGACTCGGTGCCTTACAAAAAAATAATCGAACTTTATCATCAGCATTTACCAACGTTACCTGCTGTTATAAAAATTACGCAAAAAAGAAAAGCACAAATAAGACAACGATTCAAAGAAGATTTGGATAATTTAAAAAAATGGGAGAACTATTTTATCTTTGTTGGCCAGTCGGATTTTTTAATGGGTCGTGTTGACCCTACTGGGGGACGTCACTTGTTTCGGGCCGATATTGATTGGCTTGTCAGCACTGCGCATTTTACAAATATAGCTGAAGGTAAATATCATGACTGAAGGCAAATGCCGTGTTTGAAACTCTTAAAAAAATTGAGCGCAATCACTTAAGAGATGTCCCGACACCGGCTAAGTTTTGTGATGCTGAAGGCTGTAATCGGTCTACGATTATTTACGTAAAAGAGCACAATATCTCCCGATGTGCCACCTGTTATCAGCGTGATTTAGATAGGGCTGGCAAGTCAGCTAATCAGTTAAGTTCAGAGACTCTAGTTCATGCTGAGAGTCCTTGATTTGTTTTCAGGTATCGGTGGTTTTTCGTTAGGACTAGAGCGAGCTGGATTTCAAACTGTAGCGTTTTGTGAGATCGAGAAATACCCCAGGCTTATCCTAAAAAAGCATTGGCCCAATATACCTGTTTTTGAAGATGTGAGGTTACTAGATGGAAAGCAATTTAGGGGAGCAGTTGAACTTATTTGCGGGGGATTTCCTTGTCAGCCATTCTCTGTTGCCGGGAAGCGAAGAGGCAAAGAAGATGACCGTGACCTCTGGCCTGAAATGTTACGACTTATACGCGAAATCAGGCCCGCTTTCGTCATTTGCGAAAACGTTACTGGCTTCATCAAAATGGCACTCGACGAGGTGTTATCTGACTTGGAAAGTGAAGGTTACACCTGCCAATCGCTTGTTATACCAGCTTGCGCTGTCGGTGCCGTCCACAGGCGGGACAGGGTATGGATCGTCGCCCGTCGATCAGGACTATCAGAAGCGAGAATGTCAAATAGGAAAAGAAAAGAGCCAGACGCGAATGCTACCAACTCCAACCTATCAGGACGGAGGCAAGGCAACAAAACGATGGAGAGAAAAGCGTCAAAACAACCTGACGGCGTATGTGTTCAACCCAGACAGGCTGATACCTACACCGGCGATGACAGACTACAAAGGGGCACCGAAGAATCGATACCAGGGTTCACCCACATACAGGGCGAACTTGTCAGAAGGGGTGAGACTATCGCAGTCACGCTCAACTCATCTGAACCCGCAATTCTTGGAGTGTGTGATGGGTTTTCCGGTAGGGTGGACAGGGTTAAA